CGCGCAAAAAAAAATATCAGGGTCTGAACGGCCGGAATCGCCGATATGGGCCCAGAAACGAGGTTTTGTATGGCTGGACGTGGACCGGCAAGAACGCCGACGAAGATTCTGAAGGCTCGTGGCTCGCCGCTTGCCAAGCTGCGCGAACCCGAGCCGGAGTTGCCTGCCGATATTCCGACAGCGCCGGACTACCTGGACGAATTCGCCAAACGAGAGTGGCGGTACGTCTGCAAGCATGCCAAGGAGGGCAATTATATCGCGCGTCTTGACCGTGATATGCTGGCGATGTTCTGCGAGTCGCTGTCCAAGTATGTCACCGCTCGGGACCGCGGCGATGAACGGATGGCAATGAACTGGATGGACCGGGTATTGAAGTCGGGCGCACAGATGGGGTTTTCACCGGCTAGCCGTGCGAGTTGCAAGGCGGCGCCGAAGAAGTCCGATGAGCCCGCGGCCAAGTCATTCATCAAGCCGTTTACCGCCGCGGGATAGTCTATGGCCAAGAAGCGTTCGGAGTTGGAACGAATCTGCCGCGCCGGGATACCGGGCTATGACCCGTGGGCGACGGCCGGAAAGGGCGACCGCTTCGACGAGACATCGGCCGAATTCGCCATCGGTTTCATCGAGCATCACATCCACCACATCGAGGGCGACACCGCTCAAAAGCTGTTTTTGCTCGAGGATTGGGAAAAGGCCGTCGTCGGCAATCTGTTCGGCTGGAAGCGTTCGGATGGCACTCGCCGATTCCGCGAGGTGTTGGTGTTCGTCCCGCGAAAGAACGGCAAGACTCCGCTTGTAGCGGCCATCGGCCTGCATGTGTTCATCAACGACGGCGAGCGTGGCGCCTATTGCGTCTGCGCCGCCGGCGACCGGGAGCAGGCCAGTTTCGTATACCGCCAGATGGTCGGCATGGTGGATCAGGACGCCCAACTTTGCGAGCTCATCACCCATTACAAGGGATACAAGTCGCTCGAGTGTCCGGCGTTGGGCGCCACGTTCCGGGTCATATCCCACGAGGCCAAGACGAAGCACGGCGGCAACATGCACCTCGGCATCGTTGACGAGCTCCACGTACAGCCGGACCGGGAATTGGTGGACGTGCTGCGGACCGCCACGGCATCGACCACTCGCCGGCAGCCGTTGGTCATTTACATGACCACCAGCGACTACGACCGCGCCGGCTCCATCTGCAACGAGATAGTGGATGAGGCGCGTCGTATTCGGGACGGCGTTGTGTCCGACCGGGCGTTCCTGCCGGTCATCTACGAGGCCCAGCCGGATGACGATTACACCGACGAGCGGGTCTGGGAAAAGGCGAATCCGAACCTGGACGTTAGCGTGTCGCGCGACTATTTGCGGCGCGAGTGCGAAAAGGCCCAGCGGTCGGCAGCTCATCGGTATGAATTCCAGCGGCTTCACCTGAACATCCGGACGAAAACAAGCGCGCTATGGTTGGATGTCAAGACGTGGGACAAGGGAATTGCCAAGTCGGCGGTTCTTGACGGGCGCAAATGCTGGGGGGCTCTGGACTTATCTGCGGTTCGGGACTTGACGGCGTTCGCTCGGGTCTATGAGATGGACGAGGGATTTGTCTATTGCCGATGTGATTACTGGTGCCCGGAATCGCGGGTTCGGACCGGAAAGGAACCGGGGCGGGTGGACTACCGGCAGTGGGTTGATGACGGCTGGATTCGCACCACGCCGGGGGATGTCATCGACTATGCCCAGATCCGCCAGGACATCGCCGGACCGGGCGGAATTGCCTCCCAGCACCCGATCGAGGAAATCGCGGTGGACATGCTGTTCCAGGGCCATGAGACGGCCCAGGGGCTGGCCACGATGGGCTTTGAGGACCGGATTATCGCCTTCGGCCAGGGGTTCATGAGCATGGCGGCGCCGACGAAACGCTTTGAGGAGTTGGTCTACTCACACAAGATATTGCATGATGGCAACCCGGTGACACGATGGATGGTGGGGAATTGTGTTGTTAAACGGGACGAAGCCGGTAATATGAAGGTGACTAAGAAGGAGTCCACCGGAAAAGTGGACGGAGTGGTGGCCACGATCATGGCGCTCGGTCGCATGATGGTCGAGGAAGAGCATCACAGCGTCTACGACAAGCGGGGTCTATTGACCCTATGAGAAACGCAGCCACGGCGCTGGCCGTTATTCTGCTGGAGGTGGGCTTGTGGATGCTTTACAAGCCGACGGCGTTTATCGCCGCGGCGGTCCTGATTTTCATTGCTCTATGGGGCACGCAAAGGGACCGATGAAATGCCAGCACTTATAGACCGGATTTTCACCCGCGCCCGCCAATCGACACCTGACCGAATTTTCCGACCTCGTTACTGGTCAGGTCCGCTTCCGAATAACAAAGTCGTCGTAACGCCGGACACTGCGGACACCTACGCTGCTGCGTTTCGGTGCGCGTGTGTGCTCGGGGAAAGCATCGCGCAATTGCCGAAGGCGGTTTACAACCATCCAAATCCGGCTGCTGATAAAACGCTCGCGCCAAACCATGCGCTGGCGCAGATGTTCCGTGAAGGCCCGAACGACGAGATGGATGCGCCCGAATTCTTCAACCTCGGTACGGCCACCGCGGCCAACTGGGGCAACTTCTACGCCGAGATTGAGAAGATGCCGGGCGGGCGGTTCAACCTGTGGCCGCTGCAATCCGACCGGATGAGCATCACGCGGAGTAAGGACACCGGCCAGCTCGTCTACGAGTATACCCAGGGCGCCGGACGCAAGACGGAATACCGGCAACGCGACATCCTGCATATCAGCACCGGGACGCGGGACGGCGTGCTCGGCAAGTCGCTGATTACGCTCGGGCGCGAGGTTATCGGGCTCGGGCTCGGGCTCAACCGCTACTCAACGGCTCAATTCGGCAACTCATGGTCCGCTGGGCTCGTCTTGCAGCATCCTCAAGCCCTCTCAGAGCAGGCTATCGACCGTCTCAGGGCGTCCTGGGATGCCCGCCAAGCGGGCGTGGACAATGCTGGACGGCCGCTTATCACCGAAGAAGGCATGACGGTTCAACAGTTGTCGATGCCGAATGACGACGCGCAGTTCATCGAAACGGCGGGCGCTACGGTTCTGGACATCTGCCGGTTCTACGGCGTACCGCCCCACATGGTGTATTGGCTCGACAAAGCGACGTTTACCAACATCGAACACCAGTACATCGAGTTCGTCCGCGGCACGTTGAACACCTGGCGGGTTCGGTGGATTGCCGAATTGAGCCGGAAGCTGCTGCCGCGTCGTAGCGGTCTGGTGGTGGAATTTGATACGAGCCGGATGCAGATGGGCGACTCGAAAACGGTCGCCGAGGTGCTCCGGATGCAGGTAGACAGTGGCATCATCAGCGTCAATGAAGCCCGCCGGGAATTGGGATATAACCCCGTCGAGGGTGGTGATGAGCGGATGGTCAACGGGACCATGAAACTGGTCGAGGATATGATCGACCCGCCCGAACCGGCGCCGACCGTCCAGCCGGTTGACATCCCGAACGATATGCCGGATCCGGCCGATATGCCGATGGACGATTCGGAGGACCGGGCGCGGCGCTCGTGCCAGTGGCTCCTTGGGCATATCCAGATGCCGGGCGTGGTGAAGATCGAGCGTGAGCAACTGACGAAGCTGTCGAAGCGGTGCGACTCGCCAGCGGACCTGTCCAATAAGCTGGCCGACTTCTACGAGCGGCATGAGACGCGGGTGGCGTTGGCGTTGGCGTCCGCTTTCGGGGTGTACGAGGAATTGATGGGCGCGGCGCCGCACGCCGACGCCGAGGCCGCGGCGTATTGCGGCGAGCATTTGCGACTGGCTCAGGCCGCGGCGATGAACGGCGGTCTTGACGGGTTTATCGAATACGTGGGCGGAGCCGCAGACCGAGTGGCCAACGCCTACTTCGGAGATACGAATGATGGAACGCAGAACCTACACGGCTGACGAATTGCGAGCCGCCGACGACGGCACCATGCTGACGGGCCATGCGGCGGTATTCAATGACTTGTCCGAGCCTATTTTCGGTTTCCGCGAGATGGTGGCGCCCGGCGCCTTCCGGGATTCGCTCGGGTCCGACGACATCCGGGCGTTGTGGCAGCATGACCCATCCGCGCCGCTCGGCCGTGTCAAGGCGGGCACGTTGCGGCTGCGCGAGGACCGCGTGGGGCTGTCGGTTGAGATCGACATGCCGGATACGACGGTCGGACGGGATGCGCTGGTATCGGTCAAGCGCGGCGATGTGAGCCAGATGAGCTTCGGCTTTGACGTGCTGGCCGACTCATGGGATTTTGGCGACCCGGATATGCCGAAGCGAACGCTCGACAAGGTGCGACTGTACGAGGTAAGTCCTGTGACGTTCCCGGCTTACAGCAATACAAACGTTCAGGCGCGGGATTATGAAGGTGCGGTTGCGTCGATGCGCCGTGCCGCGGAGCAGGCGGCGCCCCGATTCCGTCGCCGGATTGCTGAGTGCCGCATCCGCATTCTGGACCTGATGCGTGTCTAAAACGGCTCTCATCACCGGAATCACCGGCCAGGACGGGTCATACCTGGCGGAATACCTGCTGTCGTTTGGGTATTCCGTCCACGGCATGATCCGGCGGTCGTCGTCTTTCAATACCGATCGCATCGAACATCTATACCGAGATCCCCACGACGACCGGCCGGGCGTTCACCTGCATTACGGCGACCTTCTCGATGCGATGTCCATGCGTGCGATTCTGACGCGCGTGCGGCCGGATGAGGTTTACAACCTCGCGGCGCAATCGCACGTCAAGACCAGTTTCGACCAGCCGGTCTACACGGTCGAAACCATCGTCATGGGCGTCATCGCCATGCTCGAGGCATTGCGGGACTACCGGGATTCGAGCGGAACCGAAGTCCGGTACTACCAGGCGTCGTCCTCGGAGATGTTCGGCAATGCGCCTGCGCCGCAATCCGAGACGACGCCGTTTTGTCCGCAGAGCCCGTATGCGTGTGCTAAGGTCTACGCCTTTCACCAGGTGGTAAACTACCGGGAAGCCTACGGCCTGCACGCCAGCAACGGCATCCTGTTTAACCACGAGTCTCCGCGGCGGCTGGAGACGTTTGTGACGCGGAAAATCACCCGCGGCGTGACTCGCATCCGGCACGGGATCCAGCGTCGGCTATATCTGGGCAACCTCGATGCCTACCGAGATTGGGGCTTTGCCGGGGATTACGTCCGGGCCATGCATCTGATGCTGCAACAGTCCATTCCGGACGATTACGTCGTGGCCACCGGGCGCTATCACAGCGTCCGAGAATGGCTCGGATGGGCCGCGGAGCACGCCGGAGTTTCCGACCGGGACTTCTACGAGATTGATGAGCGGTACTTCCGACCGTCCGAGGTTCACTACCTGTGCGGAAACGCAACAAAGGCGGGCCGGGAATTGGGCTGGGAGCCGACCATATATGCGAAGGAACTGTGCGAAATGATGGTGGAGGCCGATTTTAGGCTTGCACGGTCCGAGGCGGACGCTAGGATGGT